GTTTCCTCTGAACTCTACCAAGTCATTTAGCTCCATATTAAAATAATCAGCTAATGGTATAATTGCAGATGCGTTTAATAACCTTGTTCTTGGATTGTAAAGTAATTCTACATATTCTTCCCAATATTCAGTATATAGAGAGCCCGTAGGTTGAGAACCATAAACAGGTTGCTCATTAAAGAATAACAATGAGTGTGAACCTGTTGTTGGAAACGGAGATGCGCTTCCACTTTCTTTAGAGTAGTTATCAAAATATGGAAACTGATTTACAGGCACCGATGCTCCACTATTATTAACATAAAATGGTTCACAATCAACTTGTCCATTGTAATACAACAAGCGTGGTAAAACCCTAGCAGGTTGATAATCTACTGATGAAATGTAAGTTGGTATGTATATTGGTATAATTTGTGACATAATCTATTTTTTATGGACAGGTAGTTGTTGAGTTTACAGTTCCGGCAAAATCAATAAACGATGCATATTTTGTGTAGAGATATGGTAATCCCCATTTCCACCATTGGTATCCACCATCAAATGGTACAGTCAAATTAGAATCTAAATAAAGATTTGTAACAAGCATTGGATTATTAGTATCAGCATATACAACAGTTGGATAGTAATAAGTGCTTGAACAAGCAGCTGTATCACCACCATATCCAGAAGGACCTATTACATACGAATATGAAGTTGGTGGAGGTGGTGGAGTTACTCCTTGTACCGAACCAGATAAACCAGTTCCTGTCAATAAAATTAATGGAGATGAAGCTAAAGTTGTTTTAACTTCAAACTTACCTTGTGAGAAGAAGTTTTGTTGGTCTACATAATATTGTTTACCATATTCTCTATTTGCCGCTTTACTAAATTGTTGTGAAATATAATCTTGGTCTAATGTATCACCAAAATTCAATTCATTTACAGCTAAGTTGTTGGCTGGAATTACTTCTATCTTTTCATCTAAATTAATGTATTTGTTAAAATTCTTAATCTCTCCCTGCTTATACCAATTGTTAAATGTTTCAACTATGAATTCATTTCTTTTAGTTTTAGATGGATATATTACTAAATTATATTTCTTTTGTACTCCTTTGATAAAATCAATTAGTTTAATACCATTAGTACCAAATGGCATATTGGTTGGAATATCTATTACTCTACCATCAGCTGCATTTAGAACTTTTGTTATTTCTAATTTGGATTTAGGTTTACCATCCGGGTCCATAGTAAATGTAAAATTATTATATGGTGCTGATGGATAAATGTCATCCCAATATATTGCAAAGTAATATGTGCCAGGGTCTAATTCAGAAGTAACAAATTGAGTTGCTAATTCATAAGTTTTATTTTGTCCATTAGCACCTTCAGCAAACATTGCGTTTGTATTATTTATAAAAAACTGATTAAAGTTTACTAAATTAGTTGAAGATACTTCAGTCAAAGAGCCTGTTTCTAATACTTTCAAAAAGATTTGCGGACCGCCTAAGGAGCCTGAAATCTTTACATTGAGTGTTATGTTACCTATCAAAGAAGATGTAACAGGCAGAGTATATGATATGTTATTGCCGATTGCATTTGATGGGTCTTTCTGAACATTATACCAAGGTAGTTGAGTATTAGTTGTTTGTGGTACAACTTTATCAGTTTGTCCACTTCCAGATATTGGAGCTAAAGTTACTACACCATATCCTTCCAAATCAACACCACTATATACAGGGTATCTTAGGGCTCTATTACAAACTAAATAAACATCATTTAAGTGAGGTTCGTTGAAGAATGAGCCTGAATAAGTGTATCCAGCAAATTCAAATATCTTATCCCAAACTGCTTTCATACGAATAGCTGGTTTGAAATCTTGCACACCTAAAGCGCCTTCATTATCATCTATACCAAAAAATACATCACCTGAAGTGTATTGTAATTTTGAACCATATTCAGCTAATGGATAAACTATATCACCATTAAACAATTGTCCAGCCCAACTTGAGCTTATGTTAGTAAATGATGATGTGTGATTGTATGTAGAAAGGTTTGTTAATTGTGTAAGGAATGTAGTATTAATTGTTTTAGCAAAAGATGCCAAAGAACCAAATATACTTACCTCATAAGAATCAATGAATTTATTAGCTATTACATTTACCTTATTTAATTGAAGGTAACCTTGAGCTAGATACAATCCATCAAAATCCAAATAACATGGTACTTTAATGTTAGTAGCAAATGTATCAGGGTTGAATACAGATATATCGTAAACGTGTTCAAAAAATGCGTTATTCTTTTTAGTTCCAGGTAAACTGATTTGTCTTGTAAAATCGGTTGGTAATACGCCCAAATCAAACAAACCAGTAACATTATCTGATAGTTTAATTTCCTCATCAGCAAATAGGTCTAATATTTCACCATTCGCAACTAATTTGAATATAAAACCTTGTGTACTTACTATTGCCATTAGATTATAAGTTTATATGCTTGTCCCCAATCAAAATCAAATTGGTATTGAACTAATTTATCGTTTACACCTGTTTTGAAGGTGATTGAATCTGTTTTAATTGTAATAGGTCTAACTTCTTCGTTAGGAGTTTCCCATCCGTATATCCAATATATTTCATCAGATACTAACAATTGTTTTAGAATTTCATTGTAAGAATCATCTAAGTAATCAGAGTTTACGCTTAGGGTTTGTTTACTATCTGAAATATAATTCAATGTAGAACTATCATAGCTATTATAGCTTAATGATGTACCCTGCCAACTACCTAATTGTGGTTGGTATGTTCTCTTTGTAGATTGGAATCCTTGTCTATTAACTAAATAGAAATTGTAGTAATCAAATTGTCCGTATCTATTTTTCCACTTAATTCTTATATTAGGATATTTTTGGATACAAGCATTTTGAAAATACAAACCATTATTTAATTTTTCATTATTATAATAAGGAATTATATTAATATCACAACCAGTCACATCACCAGCAATTGGAAACCCAGTTGAATTAGGTCCAATTGGAAATTGTTGTACTTGCTGTGAAGATGATGCCGAACCTGATAATGTAAATAAACCATTACCAACAGGCGAACCATTTATAGAAGCTGAGTAATGTAATTTGTTTGGAGTTTTACCACCAGGAGGAACACCTACACCACCAACCCATACGCCCATATTTCCATTTTGATTGTCTAATAGGGACTGTGATACAGGCCCATCTGTCATAAATGGATACAATGTAGACAATGTTGTAAATTGTTGTCCTATTGTTTCTTGGAATATCTGATAACCATCCAATGCAGCCCTTGTGCCTGTTGTTACTATTGAAGATGATACAGTTTGATTATTAGCATCAGGAAAATTCCAATAGAAATCACATTTATAATATTTTACATTTGATGTATTTGCGTATGCTAAATCTACTAATGTAGAATTCATTATACGGCTTACATCAAACATACCTACCAAACTCTCATTTGGATATTTTGTAAGGGTGTAATTTGGTATTGAACCTGACTGATTTGTTGAGCCTGTCCAATAATATAGGTCACAATAGTATTGAAAAGAAGCACTCAAAACAGCTTGTGTGCTTTCTGCAACTGTGAATATCATTGGAGATTGTGCCAATGATGCTGAAGCTGGGTATTGTGTAATGCTTAATGACATTCTTAAATCTTTATCATTTAACCAACGAAAACGAATTTGTATCGGATGGTACTATCTTTTAGCTCTTTCCGCACTTAAACTACGGAATGCTCTATCTAAACCTATCTTTATTACAGGTAAGAAATCTTTTTCCACATACCCATTAACATACGCATCTATTGTTTTCTTTAATAAAGGGTCTTCGGATGCTTTCTTAGCAAATGGTCTTGGTTTACCAGCACCTACGCCTGTACCATTACCCCATTCTACCCACTTACCATACTCTGCGCCAGGAGGTGCAAATTGTAGGGATACATTAAATGATTTTTGTGGTATCTTAAATTTAGTTATACTCCTAGCACTCTTTGCAGTAATCATTCGGTTAGGCTGATTATATGAACCAACCCTATTATAAAGGTTACCTGTTTTGTAAGCAGGTTTCCAATTCCCACTCACCATATATAGTTGAGCTAGGGATGCGAATGTTCTGGCTACTTGTTCTAATTCTTTCATTACTCATCTAATAAATTGTAAATACATCTAGGTCTATCGTTATGGGTAGTTAGGTCAAAGGTTGCTACCCATCCACCTAATCCATTATCAAAACGGTCCTTAAATGCTTCACAATTTATTGTTCCATCAATATCAAAGTTTGATGTTGCATATTGAGTGTATGATAATAAATCATTTATTATAGCAAGTGTATTAGCGTGTATATCAACAGTATCATCAGTACCATAATAAGGTATTGTTTGCTTATTATATACTCCGGTTGATTCGTTATTCTTTAATTTAATCTTATCAGCAATTGTAAGTTGACAAGTATAAACAGTTTGTGAGCCATCAAATACTGCATTAGTAATAAGGATATTACCCAACGGATATGATGGAAATTCTTTATCATCTATTTCAAAAATATCACCTTGAGTTACGCTTTCAACTGCAGGATGATTATTCATTATTGTTTTGAAATAATCCAACACATTATAGTACAGCGTATAGTTTGTACCAGTATTATTTACAACTTGTAATCCCATATTATTATAATTGAATGCCACCAAAATATTGGTTTGTAAAGTCTGGATAAACCTGTGTAAGGTTACCAACACTTTCAAGATATTGTGGTATTTGGTTAGAGTATGCTACTAAATAGTTTTGTAAACGAGTTGCGTAGAAATCAGCTGAATTCAATGCTTTTTGTAATAGGTAATCTATTTCGTTTTTACCCGGTGATACGGACTGTTCTGATTGATGCTTAACAGCACCTTCAGATTTGAATTGCACACTGGAGAATGGGATGTATTCAACGCATGAGTACCATATTAAGGTTGGTTTGATGTGGTCATTGATTAAATCCTGATAATAAGGAGATAATGTACCAACGGTGTTGTTCTCAATATGTCCCTGTAAGTAATAAAACAATACAGTACCTAACAAGTTAAGCATGTACTTATCTTGCGCTGTTCTCACAAATGGTAACAATCTATCGGCATCAATAGCTCCTTGTAGTGGAGAATTTTTTATTATATCATTTCTGCTTACAAATAGTGCGTAGCTCATATTTTTTATAATTTATATGTTTCAAAGTTTTTAGAAAAGTTAGGATTACTTCTTTGTAATTCAACTAAGCTTTCAGTTTCTAAGTTAGTATCAACTGCACCTTCTTCATCTATTGCAGCTGGGTTTTCACCTTCTTCATTAATTTCATCTTGTACTTCTTCAGTTGTTTGTCCTGTTTCTTCTGCAGTTGTAGAAAGAATTACCAATGGAGTTAATTGCTCAAAGTATAATTCACTATCTTCATATCCACCATCACTTAATGCAGTTGTTAAGAAGTTAATGATTAGGTTTTGGAACGGATTGATTGTCATCGTTTGTAAGATAGAATAAGCCGTTTTCATTTCCTCTGATTGAGATGAGAATCCATTAGCTTGTGTACGAATACCAAACAATAATGGTGAAGTTACTCTATGTCCAACTAAGATTCTATCCTGTGCATATTCAGAAACATATTTGTATTTGTCATGCAGATTATCTATGTTAATTGTATCAATAGTAGGTCTTCTCTCCGCATCATCGTTAAATGAAATCATAAATCTACCAGCGTTTCTAGTGCCTGTAAATTTAGATTCAATCATTGATTCTATTGTTTGTCTTTCTTCAGGAGCTGGAATACCATTGTTC